CTGCCAAAGTTGATACTGTCGTAACTGATGAACCAGTCGAGCAATTAGACGAGAGCGTAAAAGCTCAAATCGACCCTCGCATGGAAAGATACTTAACAGCGTTTAGGTCATCTAAGTAATCTATTAAATCTTTTAAAGGAAAATATAAAATGGCAACACGTCCAGAATTATTGAAAAAGTGGTCACCAATCCTAGAAGCCGAAGGCGTTTCTAAAATTGGTGACCAATACCGTCGTGAAGTTACCGCTCAACTCTTGGAAAACCAAGAGCGTGCGATGCATGAAGGTGCTCAAGCACTTTTCGAAACTTCTTCTATCGCTAACCAAGGTGGTGGTTCTATCGCTGGTGGACAAGCTAATGCAGCTGGTTCAGGCGTTGACGGCTACGATCCAGTTCTAATCAGCTTGGTTCGCCGCGCTGCTCCACAAATGATCGCTTATGACATTTGCGGTGTTCAGCCAATGACACAACCTACCGGTTTGATCTTCGCAATGAAGAGCCGTTACGAAGACCAAGCAGGTGCTGAAGCATTGTTCAACGAAGCCGATACTGGTTTCGCTGGTACAGGTGCTCATCCAGCTGGTACTGGTATGTCTACTGCTTCTTCTGAAGACCTAGGCGAGAACGGTACGTTCGGTCAAATGGCTTTCTCAATCGAGCGTACATCAGTTGTTGCTAAGACACGTGCATTGCGTGCTGAGTACACTGTTGAACTTGCTCAAGACTTGAAGGCTGTTCACGGTCTAGACGCCGAAGGCGAATTGAGCAACATCCTCTCAACAGAGATCACCCAAGAAATCAACCGTGAAGTTGTTCGTACAATGTACACAGCTGCTAAAGTTGGTGCACAAAACGGTACAGCCGTTGCTGGTACATTCAACCTAGACGTTGACTCTAGCGGCCGTTGGTCAGTTGAGAAGTTCAAGGGCTTGATGTTCCAAATCGAACGCGAAGCTAACTTGATCGCCAAAGAAACACGTCGTGGCCGTGGTAACTTCATCGTTACTTCTGCTGACGTAGCTTCTGCCTTGGCCATGGCCGGCGTGTTGGATTACACTCCTGCATTGTCTACTGGCTTGAACGTTGACGAGTCTTCAACAACCTTCGCTGGTGTGTTGAACGGCAAGTACAAAGTGTATGTTGACCCATACTTCAGCACAACTGCTGCTGACCAATTCTTCTTGGTTGGTTACAAGGGTACTTCTGCATTCGACGCTGGTATGTTCTACTGCCCGTACGTTCCATTGGAGAAAGTTCGCGCTATCGATCCAGCTACGTTCCAGCCAAAGATTGGCTTCAAGACTCGCTACGGTATGGTTGCAAACCCATTCACTAGCTTGTCAGCTGGCGCTAACGTTTACTACCGCAAGGTAACAGTTACTAACTTGATGTAATTGACGAAACCTACGTAGATAGGTATTTAAAGGGATCCTTCGGGATCCCTTTTTTTTTATTATAAATAGTGTATCATGAGGATAATCATATGACCATCAGAACTTTAGCCTGTCCATTACCAGCTGGAATAAACTCGTTGTCCCCAGCGGGATACATGTTCAACATTCAAAAATTGCCAGAGTTGACGTACTTCTGTCAGCAGGTATCATTGCCATCTATTAATCTAGGAAATACTGAATTCATGAACCCATTGGTTCGAGTACCAGTACCTGGAGATACTTTAGACTTCGAACCATTACGGATAGAGTTCGTGGTTGATACGGGTATGCTTAACTATCAAGCTGTTTATAGTTGGTTGACTGGTATTGCTTACCCAGAAGATAATTTACAGTTTACTTCTTTTAAAGCGCAACAGACGTTTCAAACTACTGATGTATCATCTATGGTGTCAGATGCTACTTTAGTCATATTAGATAATAATAACAATAAAAGTGCAACTGTTACATTCAAAGATTGTTATCCTTTAAACATAGAGTCATTGACTTTCTCATCTACTATTGATGATGTACAAGTCATGATTGGTGCTGCAACTTTTGCATACACGATATATACATTTTCATAATTAATTATTTGTATCCAGAGATACATTATACTGTGAGTAGCCTATTAAACTACTCGAAGTGGATGAATTAGAATATTCCTCCTTGTGATATAATATGGTTATTCGTTATGGATAGTGGAAAATTATGACTTTAGATGAACTAATTGATCAATGGGAAAAAGATAGTACAGTCGACGGGGACAACCTCGATCGAGAGTCTATACGTACACCCAACATACATTCCAAATACCTTCGTATCATGATGACTTACAAGATGAAGTTGTCTGCATTGAAGGTGGAATACAGTACCCTACGACAAACTAAATTTCGTTACTATCGTGGCGAGATGGGCAAAGTTGAGCTCGAACAATATGGATGGGAACAGTGGCAAGGTGTTAAGCCACTTAAGTCTGACATGAACGAGTTCCTTGATGGCGATGCCGACTTGAACAAAATTACGATTAAGTGTCAATACTTGGAAAATATGATCCAAGGCGTAGAGTCTATGATGAATCAAATTAAAGCTCGTGATTGGCAGATCCGCAACTCCATTGAATGGAAGAAATTCATCACTGGCCAATGATTACAATTACTAAACTTAACGAATCAACTATCCGTGTTATTGGCGATGATAGCATTGAACAAGAGCTCAGAGACTTCTTTACGTTTGACGTTCCTGGTGCTCGTTATACTCCAATGTATAAAGCCAAGATGTGGGATGGAAAGATTCGCATGTATGATATACACCGCAAGACATTGCAAAAAGGTCTGTATAACTACGTGGTTAAGTTTTGTGAAAAGAACGGCTATAAGTATGCGCACGATGGTGAGGTACTAACTAAGACCGATATTGGTTTACCTAAAGTGCAGGAATTCATACAGTGGTTGAATCCATGCTCTCGTGGTGTACCAATCACTCCGCGTGATTACCAGATAGAAGCTGTCCACCATGCTATTGAGAATGAAAGAGCTTTGTTACTCTCTCCGACTGCATCAGGTAAGTCTCTCATCATTTACAGCACTATGCGCTATCATTTGGAACACGATAGAAAGTGTATCATCATAGTTCCAACAACCAGTCTTGTTGAACAGATGTATGCAGATTTTGTAGATTACTCTACTGGAAACGGATGGAATGTAGAGAAACATTGCCAAAAACTTTATAGCGGATTTACTCGCGATGTAAGTTCTAACGTGTTGATTACCACATGGCAATCTGTCTATAAGCAACCAGCAGCGTGGTTTAAACAGTTTGATGTGTGTTTCGGTGATGAAGCCCACTTGTTTAAAGCAAAGTCATTGACTTCTGCCATGGATAAGATGAGCGAGACTAGATACCGCATCGGTACTACTGGAACTATTGATGCAAAGAACGCAAACAAGCTAGTTCTTGAAGGTGTATTTGGACCAGTTCACAAGGTTATTACAACCAAAGAGCTTATGGACAACAACCAGGTTGCAGCTCTAAAAATCAAGTGCTTGATGTTGAAGTATGATGACGAGTCACGTAAATTGCTCAAGGGTGCTAGCTATCAGAATGAGATGAACTTCATTGTGCAGCATGAAAAGCGTAATAAGTTTATACGTAACCTCACTATAAATTGTGAAGGCAATACGTTGTTATTGTTTCAATACGTAGAAAAACACGGCAAGATCTTACATGACATGATTCGTGATAAGGTCGGTGATACTCGTAAAATCTATTTTGTCTATGGCGGTACCGATGTTGAGGCAAGAGAGGAAGCTCGTAGGATCACGGAAAAGAATGATGATGTTATAATTATTGCATCATACGGAGTATTCTCTACTGGTATTAACATTCCATCGATTGAGAACGTTATTTTTGCTTCACCATCGAAGTCTAAGATTCGTAACCTCCAGTCGATTGGTCGTGGTCTACGCCTGAAGAACGGAAAGACCCACTGTAACTTGTTTGATATCTCCGATGATCTTTCTTGGAAGTCTAAGAAAAACCACACATTAAACCACCTAACTGAACGTCTTAAGATATATTCTGAAGAACAGTTTAAGTATAAACTTATGGAGATAGATCTTTGAAAGTCGTAATAATTAAACTTATAAACGGAGAAACATTACTTGGTGAATATATCGATAAAGACCAAGTGTATATTTCCATCAATCGACCTCTTGAAGTTAAAATGACTCCTAGCGTTGTTGGCGGTCAACTCGTGGAGAACCCAGTAATTTCAATGTACAGTCAGTTTGCTAAAGAAGAAGTATTTGACTTCCGCGGAGACCATATACTCTACTGTGTAGAGGCTCTTTCCAAGATTGCAGATTTTTATATTAAGACCTCGGATGAAATGTATAACGTTGATATCAATGCTATCACTATAAAAGACTTTGAAGCTGGTTCTGAGGAAGAGAAAAAAGAAGGTATTGATATCGACGCAGTTCTTCAAAATTCAAAAAAGATCATGCATTAATATACAAATATAGTATATAATATATGATAAAGGAACACATATGGCACATTACGTAAACAACGCGGAAATGCTTGCGGCTATTAAAGAATATAAGCTAGCACTCAAGACGGCTAAAGAAAATGATACAACACATCCAAGGATACCTGAGTACCTTGGTAAGTGTGTACTTATGATTGCAACAAAACTATCGCATAAACCAAATTTTATTAACTATTCGTATCGTGATGATATGATTAGCGATGGTATTGAAAACTGTGTTATGTGTATTGATAGTTTCAATCCTGAAAAATCTTCTAATCCATTTGCATATTTTACTCAGGTAATCTATTACGCATTTTTGCGTCGTATCCAAAAAGAAAAGAAGCAATCTTACATCAAAGGCAAGATGATTCAGGAAATGCCATTTGATTCTTTCGAGACTCAAGATCACGACGAAGGCGAATTCATTAATAACTATTTGTCATTCGTTCAGACTCATTCCAATTTTGATGATTCTTTCATTCGTAAGAAGGAAAAGAAAAAACCAGTTACTAAAGATGATCAGTCTTTAGTAAAATTTATTGATGATGGAGAACCTGTAAATGACGATAGCAGTAATAACTGATCAACACTTTGGTGCGCGTGGTGATAGTGGACAGTGTCTAGATTACTATCAGAAATTCTATGATAATGTTTTCTTCCCTTCCATAGTGGAGAAGGGTGTATCATCTGTATACATCCTAGGTGATACATTCGATCGTCGCAAGTATGTCAACTTCAATACTCTTGCTCGCGCGAAGAAAATGTTTTTTGACAAGCTTCAAGAAATGGATATGCCTGTAGTGATGATTGCAGGTAATCATGACACATACTTTAAAAACACCAATGAGGTCAATTCACCAGATCTTCTTTTGGTTGAATATTCAAATATCACGATTATTGATAGTCCTACCACGATTATTGATGGCGTATATGTGTGTATGCTTCCATGGATCTGCGCTGATAACTATCAAGCAAGCTTAGAGGAAATCAAGAATACCAAAGCAGAAATCTGTATGGGCCACCTTGAAATCGCAGGCTTTACGATGTACCGTGGACATGAGTCTCAGGATGGACTAGATACTTCAATCTTCAACAAGTTTGATACAGTATTTTCAGGCCACTACCATCACAAATCTTCTAAAGGCAATATCCACTATTTGGGCAACCCGTATGAGCTAACATGGCAAGACTACAATGATCCACGTGGGTTTCATATTTTTGATTTGCAGACTCGTGAGTTAGAATTCATTCAAAATCCTTACACCATGTTTGAGCGTTACGAGTACGATGATACACAAGAAGTCATTAATGATTTTTCACGATTCACTGACAAGTATGTTAAAATCATTGTTGTAAACAAGACTGATCTATATAAATTCGATCTTTTCATCAATGGACTGTATCAAAGTAATCCTCAAGATGTTAAAATTGTAGAGGACTTCTCAGAGTTTACCGATGGAGAAGTCGATGAAAATATCAATTTAGAAGATACATCATCTGTATTGATGGATTATATTGAATCACTTGAGACTGATAGCGACAAAGAAAAGATTAAGAAATTTATGAAGTCTTTGTATATGGAAGCATTGAATACAACAGAACATGATTAACTTTAAGCAAATATCTTGGAAGAATTTTCTATCAACAGGAAATTCTGCAAATACAATCCAATTAAACCGTTCTGCATCTACACTCATTGTAGGTAAGAACGGTGAAGGTAAGTCTACTGTATTGGATGCAATCACCTTTGCATTATTCGGCAAGCCTTTCCGTAATATTAACAAACCTCAACTAGTCAACTCTATCAATGGAAAGAATTGTCTGGTAGAGGTAGAGTTCGATATTGGAAGTGTTTCGTACAAGGTTATTCGTGGTATTAAGCCTGGTATCTTCGAGGTTTATTGTAACGGCCAATTGATGAATCAGGATGCCGCTGCAAAAGACTATCAAGATGTATTAGAGCGACAGATTCTAAAGCTTAGTTACAAAACATTCACCCAAGTTGTTATCTTAGGTTCTGCATCGTTTGTCCCATTCATGCAATTGCCTGCGGCACAACGACGTAGTGTAATTGAAGATATTTTGGACATCAGTGTGTTCTCCACCATGAACACCATTCTTAAAGAAAAGATTGCGAATACTAAAGACGAAATCCAAGCAGTGGATAATCGTATTACTATTTCTAAGAACGCAGTCAATGTTCAAAAACGCATGATCGATACCTTAGTCTCTTCTAAGAAAGATCAAGTATCTCAGATCGAAAAACAAATCTCTGATAACATTGCCGATATTGCAAAGGCTGAAACACAGTTTAAAGATATCGATAAGAAAATTAAAGCCATTTCCGTCGATATTGAAGATAACGATGATCTAGATACTTGGATTGCTGCCGCGATTCGTGCAAAATCATCGTTCTCTTCTACAATGGAACGCAATGAGAAAACTTTAAAATTCTTTGCAAAAAATGAAACATGCCCATCATGTTCTCAAGGAATTCCTCATACCCACAAGGAATCCATCGTCTCTACTTTATCGACCGATCAGGAAGAGCTTGAAGCTCAAATTGCAACTATCGAAGATGCACATTCTAAGTTGATCGAACGACAGAAGAAAACTAACAAGCTTAATAAAGAAATCACAGTATTAAATTCACAAGCTCATGCTTTGACTATGTCTATTAGTAATCTTGTAAAGCAGAACGAGAAGCTTAAGAAAGATATCCAAGACACCCAAGATGATACTGTGAATATTGATGTTGAGAAAGCAAAGCTCAGGGAGATTGCCGAGGAAGCAATGACCCTAGTAAATCGTAAGAACGAACTACTTGACGCTAAACAGATACAAGATGTTGCAACCCTTTTGCTCAAAGACACTGGCGTAAAGACTGCAATCATACGTGAATATCTGCCAGTCATGAACAAGTTGATTAACGGTTACCTGAGTGCAATGGACTTCTATGTTCACTTTGAACTGGACGAATCATTCAATGAGGTTATCAAGTCTAGGTATCGTGATGAGTTTACCTATGCTTCATTCTCGGAGGGTGAAAAGATGCGTATCGATCTTGCCATCTTGTTCACATGGCGTCAGATCGCAAAGATGAAAAATTCTGTCAATACCAACCTGTTACTCCTGGATGAAATCTTTGATTCATCACTCGATGTTGCAGGTACCGACTACTTCCTCACTATCATGAACGCTCTACAGGACAAAACCAACGTGTTCGTCATTAGTCACAAGGGAGATCAACTGTTCGATAAGTTTCATAGTGTAATACGTGTAGAGAAGAAAAACGACTTTTCTGTAATACTTTAGTACTAATTTCTGGCCAAAAGTAATACTCTGGTTCTATATGTACAATAATTGGTATTTTATTGTACAATACACCTATACCGGAGATTATTATGGAATCAAATGACATCCTGGCTAAACTACTAGCCAACGAGAACATCAATGTTGTACGTGGACAGGTAACCACGGCAAGTTTTAACATTGGCACACGCACTCTAGTTCTTCCGCAATGGAAAAACCTGGAGGCAGTGACTGAAGAGATGCTAATCTTGCATGAAGTCGGTCATGCTCTATTCACTACCGACGAGTATGCAGAATCTCAAAAAGACCACCCTCGTTCATTTGGCCACTATTTGAACGTTGTAGAAGACGCACGAATTGAGCGTAAAATGAAAGACCGGTATCCCGGTGCCCGCAAAACCTTTATTGGTGGTTATGCGGACTTGGCAGCACGCGACTTCTTTGAAATTGCCGGCCGCGATTTAACTGCATATAATTTTATTGATCGAATTAATCTGTATTTTAAACTTGGCGCAAAATGTGGCGTTAAATTTTCAAAATCTGAAATTAATTTCATATATGATATTGAGAAAACGGATAGTATTAAAGATGCAATTGAATTAACTGAACGCCTTTATGCATTCTGCAAGCAAAATGCAGAGGAAGAAATTGAAACGTCTAAAATTACACAGAATCTGGATGATGAAGATGATTCAGATGAAGACGATTTAGATGATCAATTAGAAGGCAATTACGACTATTCAGATGAAGAAGGCGAAGAAGAGGAATCTGAATCAGATATTAACTCTGGCGAAAATGATATCGAAAAGAAATTGCAATCTGAAACGATGCAATCATTAGATTCTAAATTGCAAGATAGTGCAGATGTTGATACAGAATTCAATTATTATGAACCTGCATTTCATCAAAACGATTTAGATGATGAGCTTATTGTTGAATATAAAACCGTATTACGTGAATTAACAGATTCAATAAGCGAAGATTCATTTCAATTTTATTCCAATAAAGCATCTCAATTGCGTCGTGATAATGCTTCTATCATTAATAATATGGTAAAAGAATTTGAAATGCGTAAGTCAGCTTCTAATTGGAAGCGTGCTCGCACAGCAAAAACAGGTCAAATTGATACAAAGAAGCTTTATGGTTATCAAATTAAAGACGAATTGTTTAAGCAATTAACTGTAATTAAAGATGGCAAAAAACACGGAATGCTTTTCTTGCTGGATTGGTCTGGTTCAATGGGCGACTATATGAACGAAACTATTGGCCAGCTAATTAATCTTGCAATGTTTGCTCGCCGAATTAATATTCCATTTCAAGTATTTGCATTTACTTCTGCATATCGGAGTACTTATTCGCACCTCGATAAGCCTGAATATGACGAATCCAAAAATATTAAAGGCTTAGGCAATGCTTATAATGTGTCATTATTAGAATTGTTTAGTGATCGTATGAACGAATCAGAATTTAATAAAATGGTCACATTTTTAATTTCACGCCCCTATTATTACTCACGTAATTATGGTTTAGGTGGCACTCCTTTAAATGAAGCATTGTTGTATTTGACTGATTATATTGGAAAATTTATCCAACAACGATCTGTAGAAAAAATGGTATTAATTACATTAACAGATGGAGAAGGTGGCAGAATTGTTGGAGAACGCAGATTAGATGTGCGTCAATATAATGTTGAATCTAATAAGCATATTAATGTGCGTAATTTTATAAAAGATCCTATTACAGGAAAACAATATACTATTACTGATGATAGTAATACACAAACTCGCGTATTATTAACAATTATTAAAGATCGATATAATGTTTCAAATATCGGATTTAATTTAGTCTCTAATCGTCGTCACGAATTATTTCGTTTGTCATACTATATTTTAAATAAGGATATTGATTTACATAAAATGCAATTAGATTTGCGAGCAAATAGATTTGTCGAAGTTTCAAACGGTGCATATGATCATTATTATGTAATTGATATTAAAGGATTGCGTGTAGAAAATAATATAGATCTGTCTGCAGTTAATAGTGATATGTCGGCAGCAAAAGCTTCTAGGGTATTTGCAAAGGCAATTGGAACCAATAAAACATCTCGAGTGGTGCTCAATCAGTTTGTCTCAGAAGTAGCATAAAAAGTAATACTTTTGACATATGTTCAATAATTGGATGTTTTGGTATAATAAACCATAGACGAACAACGGAGAACGTTATGAAACTAAAAGAAGCCTTCATGGAATACCTGGAAAATGCCGTAGAAGCAATTGCTTCTGGCGAGGTAGACTCAGACGAGGTTGTACAGGAACTGGTAGACTTGGGGATGCATATCTCCGTTGCCCGGGACATGGTTTATACAGCAATTGAAAGTAGTACCTAAGTATTATAAAATAGTATACTTTTTTGGTGTACTACTATGTACAAAAAATAGAAGATTTGGTATAATAAACCATAGACAGACAACGGAGAATATTATGAAATTTATGACTGATCTTACACAAGCTACTTTGGTTGCCATCTTGATCGGTGCTCCATTTGCCTTCTATTTTGCCTTTATGATGCAACCTTAAACTGAGGATTATATTATGAAACGTGTGACTGACGAATTCAAGCAAGAATTCATTTCGGGCCTAAATGCAATGTTCCCTGACGTGGTTACATCAGGGCTCGTATCTAACGCTCAGATTACTGAGTATATGAAAAAGACTAAAGATAAAAAGTGGCCGACGTGGCTCACTCGTCCCGACGCTCGCGCAAGTCGTGGCGTGTATTTTATTACTGCGCAAAAGAAATCAAATGTTGTGCCTATGAATGTTCCAAAACCCGTGGCAGTAGTGCAATCTACTGACACTAAGCCGCTAGTTCCTGTAAAGGATCCAGCATTCGTACCTTTCGGTATTTACAAAGATGTTGAAACTATCGTCAAGTCTCGACAGTTTTATCCTGTGTATATCTATGGACCTACTGGTAACGGTAAGTCTACTGCAGTAGAACAGGCTTGCGCAAAGCTCAAGACTCCGATGATTCGTGTTAACTTAAACATGATGACAGACGAAGATCAATTGATCGGCACTAAGACTCTTGTAGATGGTAACATCGAAATTGTCGAAGGTCCAGTATTGATTGCGATGCGCGCAGGTATTCCGCTATTGCTCGATGAACTTGATGCGGGTTCTGCAAATACTTTGCTGTGTTTGCAGCCAATCCTTGAAGGTAAACCGTACTTTTTCAAGTTGAAGAATGAATTGATTATTCCTGCAGAAGGTTTCAACGTCTTTGCTACTGGTAATACCAAAGGCAAAGGTTCAGATGATGGCCGTTATATCGGTACAAACATTCTCAACGAAGCTTTCTTGGAACGCTTTGCGATTACTCTAACTCAAGATTATCCTTCAACTGGTGTTGAACGGAAAATCGTAGAAAATATCATGGGTCAATATGACTGTTACGATGAAGACTTTGCAACATCCCTTGTAAAATGGGCTGATGCAATCCGTCGAACCTTCAATGATGGAGGTATCGATGAAAGTGTTACAACTCGCCGACTGATTCACATTGTACGCGCCTTTAGTATCTTTAAAAACAAGACTAAGGCAATTGAGTTGTGTACCAATCGATTTGATGAAGTAACACGACAGGCTTTCATTAACCTCTTTGAAAAGGTGAGTACTGATCCGGATTCTGATCTACTTGCTTCTAATGAAAGCGCAACTGTTATTATTAATGATGGAATTGATGATGGAGATACACTATGAAATATAAAGACATGACATTCACCTACTCTACACTGACACGTATCCAACGTAAAGCTGTAGATGCATTTATTGCCCTAGATCCTTCTTTAGCAACTGCTAATAGTATTTCGCGCCAACGTTTGGAGGAATTGTTTCTACAAGCTCGTAAAACTGATCCTAAGCTTGGTTATCCTGCATTCGTGACCCGATGTGAACGAGTCGCCCGCGGAGTCTATCAATGGCCGAGTCCAGGTGCAGTTGTGAATCTTTCTGCGATTAAATCTCCTGAGGTTGCTAAGACGGTAGAACAGACTGAATTTGAAGAAACGTTTGCCAAAGAAATGGCAGATTGTGGTATAATTTAAACATGGATTTCTTGCTGGGTGGTTTTGACCATCGGCCACTCAGCTTTTTTTATTAGATGGTATTTTAAAATGGAGTTTTTATGACTAAAATTGAACGCTTGAATGCTTACTTGTCAACCGGTGCCACTGTTACTGCTAAACAGATTGGTAGCATGTTCGGTATCGCAAATCCTACTGCCGCAGTTCATGCCTTGCGCAGTCAAGGTGTTTGTGTTTATGGCAACAAAGTTACACTACATGATGGTACTCCCTCCACAAAATACCGTGTTGGTGCTCCAAGCAAGAAAATGATCCAAGCTGCACACTCAGTTGGCGCATTCAACTAAGCTTAGTGTATTTTAAATATAGGCTGATGTATAATATCATATGTCAGCCTATATTAGTTTGGAGAAGTTATATAATGAAAAAAAGAATTTTGACGAAGAGCAATGATGTTCCAACAGGTATGAAGTTCGATAACGATAAACTTCGTTACGATCTGATTCCTCCTCTTGCTCAAGCTGAAATGGTGAAAGTGCTCACATTTGGAGCAGCAAAATATAAACCAAACAATTGGCAACATGTAGATGAAGCACTAGATCGTTATTTTGCAGCATTCGAACGACACGTGTGGGCGTGGAAGATGGGTGAAACCACTGATCCTGAATCTGGTATCCATCACTTGGCGCATGCCGCATGTTGTTTAGCTTTCCTATACGAGCATGACGTCAAATATTCTAAAAAGGATTAATTATGAAATTAAGTAAAGACACACTAACACTAATCAAAAACTTTGCTTCTATCAACGGATCATTGATGCTGAAAGAAGGCAATAAGCTTTCTACTATCTCAGAAGCAAAAAACGTCATGGCTAATGGTAGTATTACCGAAACATTCCCACAAGACTTTGGCATCTATGATGTCAATGAATTCTTGGGCGTTATTAGTTTGTTTGATGATACACATCTTGATTTTAAAGACAAGTATGTAACCATTAGTGACGGTGGCACGTCAAAGATTAAATACTTTGCGGCAGGTGAAGGCGTTGTGCGTTCTGCTCCAGCTCAAATCAAGTTTCCAGAGGCCGATGTTTCATTCGATCTTTCGCAAGAACAGATTGCAATGATTCTTCGTACTGCATCAGTACTTAAAGCTAGTGATGTTGCAATCAAGGGTGAAGATGGTGAGTTGAAAGTTCAAGTTAGCGATAAGAAGAATGATACATCTAATGCTTATGAAGTTACAATCGGTTCTACTGATAAAGAGTTTACCGCAAACTTGAAAGTAGAGAACCTTAAAATGCTAACAGGAAATTACACCGTTGAGGTTTCTTCTAAGAAGATTTCCAAGTTCACTAATAAAGATATTGATCTCACATATTTTGTTGCTATTGAAGCCGACAGTAAATTCTAATTTATTGTATAATATATTTTTGTTATGGAGTTTAATATGAGTGAGCAGTATTTATGGGTCGAGAAGTACCGTCCACAGAAAATTGATGAGTGTATTCTGCCCGAATCATTGAAAAAGACATTTAAGGAGTTCATCAATTCTGGTGAACTTCCTAACTTTTTGTTTTCCGGTACTGCTGGTACTGGTAAAACCACGGTTGCTAAAGCACTGTGCAATGAGGTTGGTGCAGAGTATCTATTCATCAACGGTTCAGAAGAATCAGGTATCGATGTTCTTCGAAACAAGATCAAGTCATTTGCATCGTCAGTATCGCTAACTAATGCCAAGAAAGTAGTTATCCTCGATGAGGCTGATTATTTGAATCCTAACTCCACTCAACCTGCATTGCGTGGTTTTATCGAGGAGTTTAGTAACAATTGTCGTTTCATTCTTACATGTAACTTCAAGGCACGAATCATTGAACCACTTCACTCTCGTTGTGCTGTAATCGATTTTAAAATCGAGAACAAAGATAAGGCCAAGATCGCAGCAGGTTTTTACCGTCGAGTTGTCGACATCCTCTCAACCGAGAAGGTCGAATCAGATGGCAAAGTTGTTGCTGAAGTAATCACAAAATACTTTCCAGATTATCGTCGCATCTTAAATGAGTTGCAACGATATTCTGTTTCCGGTAAAATTGATTCAGGCATCTTAGTAAACTTGGGTGAAGAGTCATACAAAGAACTGTTCAAAAACCTGTCCGATAAGAACTTTACCGAGGTTCGTAAGTGGATTGGCAAGAACAGTGATACTGATTCAACAGAGTTATTCCGTACA